TAGGTCCATCTGGCTCGTATACATGCTTGGGTATAATAGTTAAGGTATACGCTTCTCCTGCGGCTGTTAACGTTTTTTGATCTTCTGGACTTAATTCTGTTCCAGGAACACCATCTTGCATTGACAAAGTAAATGGATTATTAAGCCCAAATACTTCTAAGCCTAAACTATTAGCTTGATTTATATCTTCACTAAATCCTTCTATTTTAGTAGCTACAAGATTATTAACTGTTGCAAAATATTGTTTTTCTGTCATATTTTTTGCATACTTAGTTAATCGCCCGTTATTATCTAAAATATTATTATTTTTTAATGATTCAATTATTTCATCATCGTATTTAGGCACAGTAGGAAGTTGATTAGATAAAAAAGAAGCTAATGGCATTTCATATGCCTCTGACAAATCTCCTCCTGTAATTCTAACCATTTGAGCATCAGTACCTTCTTGAAAAAATATTTCAACATTTCCAGGCTTTTCAGCGCTAGTTACACCTGCAAATACATTTGCTGCCGCAATATAATCTTCATTCCCAGCAACAGAGGCGTATCCTTGATTGCTCATAGTTCGCACCTGTTCTCTAAAATCTTCAGCCCATTTAGCTTTAAATTTTGTGCCTTCTCCAGCAAATCCAATCATTTGGTTTAGCTTAGTAAGCGTTTGGTTTTTTTGAGACATTAGGTCCTTATAATTTTCTTTCGTGTAAGAACCTGCTTCAATATCTAACTGTAATTGAGCGTTTTCATCAAATAATTTATTAACAATATCATATTCCTGTTCGGTTGCCCCGGCTTTTTCAAATCTTTGTAAAAATTTAGCAGGATCTATATAAACATCTTTAGCAAGTTTAGCCTGCTCTGCTAATGTTTTTTTAAGCTTTTCATTTTTTATTTTAACTAAGCCTTCTGATGCCGTAACGAAAGCGTTAGCAAAAGAATTTATTGCATTTACATACGGCGCCGCTTGAGAAACAACTACTGTTTCTGGATTTTCGTAAGCACCTCCTCTTTTAGGTGATGGTATTGGTATTGCCATTATTTATGTTTTTTAATCTTTTTTCTTTCTTAATAGGTTATTGACCTAAACTAGCACCGTAAGCTGTAAACCCAGCTCCCATTACTTGTGCTCCAGCACTAATTCCGCTACTCATAATGCTTGCGGCATCAGACTGCCTTTGAGCCGCCGCCTGTTGTTGGCCAGTCATTTGAGCCTGCTTTCTATTAAGCTGTTCAAGTAGTCTATTATCTTCTTCTCTAAAAACAAACAATTTGCCCTGTGCATCTATTTCTTGTTGTCTAGTAGCTTCACCAAACTTTCCGCTTTGCACTCTTTGTGCTTCTGTCATTTTTTGTTGTTGCAAAGTAGCCTCTCCTTGCGCTCTTAACTTTTGATTTTGTGCTTCTTGTGCTTCTATGTTTGCTGCAACTCCTTTTTTACCCGCTGCCGCTGCTTGAGCCAAAGCAGTAGCACCACCAGCGCTTGCTCCTGTAGAAGCTAATAAATCTAAAGTATTAGCCAGCGCAAGATCTGTTTGTTCCATTTGTATCTCAGCCGCTTTAGTAGCAACACCTAAATTTTCAAAAGGATTACTAAGCATTCCTGAAAGATCCTCTATCATAAAAGATAAATCATCTGCATTTTCGTAAGGATTAATAACAGGCAATTCTAAAGATCTTTTTTGCTCTAAACTTTTAATTTCTTTACCTAATCTTTTAGCTTCATTGCGATTATGTTTAGCTGCTTGTTTTTGTTGATTTGCGCCTATGGCTCCAGCTCCGATTGTTCCTGCAAAGCCAATACCCGCTCCTACTAATATAAAACTCATAAGTTTACTATTTGATTTTCTAATTCTTTAATATTTTTAGTGTTATCTGGATTTTTATGTACATTCATAAAAATAGATTCTTCTAATGCTATAATTGTTCTTTTAGCACCTGGTTTTGAAATTGTATAACAAGGTGCTTTGTGTACAATTGTTTCATCACTTTCTTTAATTAATACTTTACCCACTAATAAAAACCACACGTGCTCGTGCTTATGCTCTGCCCCAACTACTATTTGGTTTTTTTGCATAACCATTTTTCTTAAATATATTTGGTCAGCAAATTCATGAGTAACCGGTATAATATCTTCACAATCAACAATGCCCCCGTTATTGTGCATTATAACATTATTGTTTTTAGTTTTTATTAATTCCATATAATTTAATAGCTTGATCCTACGTATTCCGAAGATACAGCAAATATTTCTTTCATACCACCTAAATCTGTAACAGTGTCAGTTGACATGGTTACAGTAGTAAAGTAGCCTTTAATACCAGTAATTTGATCGCCAAATATTATTTCTTCTGAGACAGGGCTACTACTATTGATTAAATTAGTCATATACTTATTTTCTTTCCTATTAAAACCTGCTCTATTAATAGGAGGAACCATTGCCGCAGGAAAAGTATTTCCAAAATTATCATATGCGCCTTCATTATAACTATATATAAAAGCTGTAGTATCTAATGTATTTGACTGACTATAGATTTGCCCAAGAGCTGTATTTTCAAAAGGTAAAGTATTTATAGATCCTATTCCAGTTCTATCTGAAACAAAACTATCTACTTGCCAGCCATTGCTGCCTTCATAATTAATTGTTTTAAATACTTTGGACACACTAACATTAGGATTAAAAATAAATTTAATTTTTGAGGCATAATTAGCTCCATAAAATTGTCCTCTAAATACAGTTTCAACATTATGTTGATATAATCCTTTTATACTATTACTGTAACTAGCCGCAGGAAAAGTATAATAAAAGTTTTTTACACTTGCTCCCATACCAGGCTTATAATCGTAAAAGCTTGTCCAACCTTTTACTGATTCATCAAATGATAAAGTATAATAATTAATATCAGCATTTTCGCCTGTTGCATTAACTGTATAATTTACAGCTGGTTGAAGAGATAATACATATTGTTTAGTGTGTATATCCCAAGCTCCTAAAGCTTTACCTTTAGGCCCCAGCGGGCTATCTAAAGTACTTAATTTATCTCTAAAAAAATCATACATACCATAACGCTGTATTTCTTCTAAACCATTGTTAGATAATCTTAATACTGCATTTCTATCTTTGTCTGTAAAGTATTGTCTAAAGCCGTAAACAGCATGACTTTCTGGATTTTTACTAATACCAAAGTTACCATTATATGCTTGAGGCTCACCAATTACCATATTACTTGTAGTAACTGTTGGGTTGCCCTCAGCCGAATAGATTACATTTTTGTTTATGGGAGCTCTACTAACTTTAGCTTCTTGAAAAATAGTTAAATAATAATCTTGAGAATGTAATTTTTGAATAGTTCCGTTTGCGGGATTTAAACTTCTAGTAATATCTGTACCAACACTAAACACATTGCTATTATTAATACCTGTTCTAGAATTAAATATACCTGAATATATTATTGAGCTTGTTCTATATCTAGCATTAGGTTCTTCTTCTACTAAATAAGCTCTAGGCCCATAAGTAACACTATCATTATTATATCCACCTCTTATTCTTGATTCTTCAATAACCCAATTTTTTGTTGCATTAGAAACAGCAGGAGGTTGAACTAAAGTATTTCCAGGGGCATAGCCAGGTATGCCAAAAGAGCCATTCCAGACCGGTGTGTTATCGGCTTTTGTGGCTTTTTTTAACAAAAAACTATTAAAATATTTAACTTCTACTATTGCTCCCATTTAATTATTATTACTAATTTAACCTATAATTTACTTAAAAATCCGGCGCATCATACCCCCCACTAAAAACTGTACTAGAAGGAAAAGCAAAGCCTTGTTTTTTTCTTCCATTATTATTAATAAAAGCTACCCATATTCTATCGTTAGCTTTAATATTTGATTTATTTATATTGGAACCGTTAATAGGAAGAGGACTAGCCGTATCTGTGCCGTAATCTGCAGAAGAATTTTTATCACTTGCTACTCTGAAAGCATACCACCCGGATCCGCTAGACCAATTTTCAGGTATCCATTCTTTTGTTAAACCTTCGTCGGTATACAATTGAGTTATATATCTAGGTAAAAATTCTCTTGCAAATAGGGGGTTGTCAGAGGTAAATTGTCCGTTATTACTTGCTTCTACAGCACTATTATATCCTACGCTAGAAAATTGATATTCAAAAAATGTTTCTACATTTGTAGTTGGATAATAAAAATCTCCCCATCTTAGGTCATAACTAAACATCGATCTATCATAAAATTCTGTTGATGGTAATTGCGGTGGAGTTGCATTCCAATTTCCAGGAGTGGTTACAATACTAGTATCCTGCGTATCACTACCATAAGGGTATCTTACTATAAATCTATAATCTCCAAACTTATCTAACGCATTAGGGTAGGCTTTAGTATTAACTCCTCCGCTATTTATGGTAGCAGCACCCCCGAAAGCTACAGCTCTTTGAGCAATAGTTACTAAATCACTTTGATTAGTATTGTTCATTGCTTGTGTTTCTACAGCCATAGATTGACCTGGGGAAGCATTATTAGTGCTACTTGGGCTATTAACTTTATTATTATTGAATGCTCCTATAGCTGAGTTTTTATATTCTAACATACCTTCAAAGGAAAATTGTAAGTTACTGCTTATTGGAAAAGATTGACTATAATAACTATATTGATTTTTAGTTACGCCTCCAAAAGCAATTAGTTTACCTTCTATATCAGTAGCATCAACCCATTGATTATCCTGGGCCCCAGTGGCTCTATATTGCAAAATCATAGGAAATGTTGCAAAAGGAAATCTATTGTTATTTGAATTTTCTAAATAATTTTGGTATTGAATATTTTCCATTGTTACACTAAAATATAAGTATGCTGTTCCCGCGGTTAACCCACCGTCTGACTGATTAGAGGTGCCTACAACATTATAATTAGCATTTGCATACTTAACCTCTCCATTAGAAGAATTTCTGAATGTTGCGGCTTGAGTTGTATAGGAGGCACTTGCATCAGCTAGTGTTGTGGGCAATACTAAAGTATTACCATCACTCCCCAGCGCTCCGCCTATTGTTCTGTCAAAATAATTAGACCCCGACCCACTGGAAGGTCCTGTTGCAACAGAATTTGTGGCATCACTTGTCCAGTAAATAGCTAAAGATGACCCACCCGAGGCACTTAAATATTTATTAGCAATAAATGGTAAATTTGCTCCAAAACCAGGATTTACAACTGCTTGTCCAAAAACAACGTTTGTAGTAAAAGAAGCTTTATTATTAGAATCAGGCCCTGGATCTTGAATTTGAATTGTTAAAGAATATGAGCCCGAAGGGTCTGATGTGTTGCTTACATCAATTTGTCCTGAAGAAGGATTAATAGTGAATATATCAGGGTAAGCATTGGAAACTAATGAATATATTATTTCTCTTTTATTAATAGCAATGCTATTACCAATGGCACCGGCTGGATCTGCACTTCCATTAACAGCAGAAAAAAGTGAATTGTTACCGTTTATAATTTTAGACCCAACACTTGCTGATATAGTTGCCGGAGTTGCAGAAAAGCTAGGGGTAACATTACCTAATGTTAATGTTGCAGTTGGAGACCCTCCGGATCCACTTAAATCTTTAAAAGTAAATGTATAAACTTTAGGACTGTCGGCTAAATAAGCAAAATATATTCCAGAAGCAATTTTTAAATCATATAAAGTATTGCCGCTTCCTGGGTCAGGATCTAATTTAAACTCGGAAGTAACATTTGCATTTTTGTCATTGGTAACACTTTCTAAAGTTAAATTTACAGCTTGCGGAGTGTCCCCTCCTCCGGCTGTAAGTACACCAAACTGAGAAACAATAGTATCTCCGGCCTTTTTTGCTTCTGTAAAATCGGCTATAAAGCTAGATAATCCAGTTGCTTCATTAAGGTTTCCTCCAGCAATAGCTTGATTTAGTTCAGAAATTAATCCTGTTGTAGATGTTTCATAATAAATTTGCAATAAACTTTCTACTGGGCTTGTTTCAAAAACCCCTAATTTAAAATTATAAGGAGTAGTAGCTGTGCCAGAACCTCCTATTGCATTAGAATTAATTTGAGATATTCTACCAATTAAAGGATTTGATAAAGTATCATAAATATTAGATATAGCCGTTCCAGCGGGGTTACCGAATAAATCATCTTCTTCTGCAATTGCTATAACAGTATTTGACAATGGTAAATTTACAGCTGTTTCCGGATAAAATTGTGTATTATATGATGGATTAGTATTCAATACATAATCAGGAGATATTCTTCCAAATAATTCTACAGAACTTCTAAATTGTTTTTGTTCCGGTCCAACTTCAGTTAAATCTCTAGGCACTTTATTAACATTATCATTAATCAAAGTAATAAATCCAACTTCTCCCACAGCGTCATCTGTAGATTGTGTATTTGGAGGACCATTTAAAATGCCCGGCAAATAAACATTATAATATTCTTGTTGTGTTTGTTTAACTACAATTTTATAACTATACCACCCTAAAGGATTGTAATTTGCCGATGAGGACGTTCCATTATAAATACCTGGCGTGCCTGTAGAGCCATTTTTATCAAAGCCTGCCCCACTTAATTGAGTATTAAACAATACTTTTAGTGAATCTCCAGGCCAAGTGTCTACAGATAAATTAGTAGCATCTGTAGAAGTTCTATAATTATGATAAATAGTTGAAGCATCAAAGTCTATATTAGTGCCGTCTGCAGCTTGTTCTTTTTGTAAAATATTATTAGACAAAATTACTGTAGATGATCTGCCATATCTATCCGAGAGTACTACACCAACTTGATAATTTCTGTTTTGTTTTAATGTGCTAGCAGGGTATTCAGTTCGGGCTGTTTGTCCTGAAGGCAGAGAGGTACTAGGTAATTGAAAAGTAAGTTTTTGGCTTGCATTTACATTGTAATCTAAAGATGCGGGGGGAGTATGTTTATCTTGAAAATTAGCATACATTACTCTATTCCCAGATACTTCTTGTGCTAAAGCTTTTACCGGGACTTTATCAAATACTCTTACTAATTCATCACTTGGTAAAGTTTTGTAAGGCTTACCACCTTGATAAACATACTCTACAGTATTGGTAGTTCCAAAATTAGTTATAATATCTAATGCGTAAACAGCTATTGCACTATCGTTTTTATAAAGAATTTCTATTTCTTTTATATTATAGTTTTCCGATAATTGATTACCTACCACAGGCAAAGGAATTTGCAGTAATATTTTATTAACTTTATTTTCCATAAAATCAACAACAGTACTTCTATATGTAGAATCTTCATCTGTTGTAGTAGCAGCAGCCCCTGTGGTTAAAAAATATCCGTCTTGTTTAGGAATAAAAGCGGCCTGAGTAAACGGAGCAAAAGGAGAATATTCATTATCATCAAATCTATATCTATAACTAAATCTAATAAATTTATTTTCTAAAAAATTAGCATCCCCTGCATAAGCTGGATTGTTATTAGAGTTTTGTAAATATGGATTTGCAATTGTATTGTTTGGCAATGCTGGTGAAACAACATCATACATAGTAGTTTCATAACCGGAAAGCCCCGTAGTTGTAGAATTTTTATATAATCTTATTGCTTCATAAGGCAAAAACTTTGATACAGATATTTGATCTTCATTAGTATAATAATTTGAATTTTCTGCGGCAAAGCTTATATTTATTTTTCTTGGCTGGTTTCTATTATCTGTAAAAAATAAAATGTCTTCTAATAAATTAATGCCAGTAATAGGGTGAGTAGTAGAAAAGTTTAAAAATCGACCAGATATTAATTGGTAAGCAAAATCTGTTTGAGTATTATAAGAATATATATAACTATTTGCACTAATACCATATATAGGGTCTGTGTCTGGATTTGGAGATTCATCTGTATAATTAGTTAAAAATAAAAAAATTAAATTATTAACTTCACTTACATGAGAACCAATTATTGTTAATCCATTTACCCCCGCTAAAAGGTCAAAATTTTCTAATAACTTATTTCCAAGTACATTTTCTAATGCTCCTACGTCATCGCCTTCGGATTTACTAACCTGTATATTAAAGCCTTGTCTATATTCGCCCCTTGGCACTAATCGTGCGTCAAGGTCTAAATTCATTTTAGACTTTATAAAAGCATTTTTAACTTCTGCCATTTATTTAACTTTTAATCCATTTAGATTTATTTCTCATTACTTGTACTATTTCATCTAATTTAATATTAGATAATCTAATTTTAGCATTTCTAAGTAATGCACTTTTTTCTCTTTTATATCTATTAACTATGTATTCGGGAGTATTAACTTTAGTAGACAAAATAGCATGATTAATATATGCATATATAGCTGCTTCGGCCATTTTAGGAACTCTCATGTCTTGATCATAAGCTAAACCATCTGATATATATTCTAAAATAATAAGTTTATTTTTTAAATTGCTAGAAAAAGACATCTTGCCTTCTCTATTATTTATAGTAAACCATCCATTAACTTGTGATGTTTCTGGATCTAAACCATAACGCTGACCTAAAAAAGATTCCATAAAGCCTCTTTCGCCATTAGGTACTAAACCACTATTTATAGCATTATTATCAACATTCCCGACTATTAAGTTATCGTCAGCAGCCGCCCATCTTGCTTCTGTTAAAGAAGTTGCATCTAGGTCTTCGCTAAAGTTATCTTGAATAGGTATACCTTGCCAATCTTGAGGTAATAAACTTTCAGGATTAGAAGTTAAAGTTGTTGGATATATAATATGTTTTACACCAAGCTGATCTACCCATGACATCTTAACGTAATTAACATAGTCTTGAGGTAATGGTATTGATAAATTTGGAGGTATTGTGGCTTCTTGCGATTTTATACTAGGTAAGGTATCATAACTAAATTCTTGAAGTGCGCGCTTAGTATGAAATATAACATCAGTTCTTTTAATATTTTGTATAATTTTACCTTGTCCCACATAACCTACTAAAAAATTAGTAATTAATTCTGATACTTTTATATAAGCATAACCTCCGTAATTTTCTTCTACAATATTTCCGTAAGCATCCTCAGTACCGTAATTACCACCTAATAAATTTTTTAATTGTATGACTAGTACATTATTATTTGGCAAAGTTGCGGTCGTGGTAATAATATTATTAGAAACAGTATATTCTTGAATATATTCTGTATAAGTTCCTGGCAATCCATTAGCACTCGTATAAAGCTTAAAATTATTTTTTGCATAATCCATTTGCGTAGGATCAAAATTGCCAAAAATTAAATTTGTATTAAATGTAGTTGTAAAATTTACTATATTGCCGTCTGCTAAAAATGTTTGTGTTCCCGCGTAATATTGAGCATTAGTTTCTTGTATTAATCCACCATCTGGTTTAGCCATAACTTTTTAACTTTTTTCGTTTATTTCATCCATCTGCACTTGTTGAGCGGCTGCTTGTATTATTTGAGGATCTCTTATTATAATTCCTGCATACATTAATATTCTTAATATAACTTCAGATTGTTCACTTATATGCAATTCAAAATTTCTTGATCCAACTTCTGTTGAAGGATTAAAAGCATTCTCATTAAAAAGATACTGCCCTCTAGAACCTATTGTAAATCCCCATATAACGTCTAAAGGCTTTCTTACATATTCAACTTGTACGTTACTTGTAATGCTATTAGGCTTTACAAATAAATAATTGTTTTCATATAAATACGTAGGAAAAGTTTCAGTTGCTTTTGTTAACTTTGATTTTTCAGAAGTGTAAAAATCATTTCTTTGAAGTCTTTGTATAAGTACCTGATCTTTATGTGTTACTTCACCTATTCTATATAATTCTACAGATATTCCATAAGCATCAACTGTAGGTAACGTAAAATAATTAGTGGGAGTTACAGAAACATTATTATAAGCAGCATTACCAAACGTTTTAAATATAGCTACTTTTTCATCTATATTTTCTAATCTGTTGGCATAGTTTAAATTGCTTTGAGGAACCCTAGCTTGTTGATTTAGATCTTCAAAATATTTTTCAAATATTTCAAGCTGAACTTGTGTTCCTACTTTATTAAATTCATCAGGTGTCATATACCCCCTTTGTTCTTTATTTAAAATAGACAACACTGTTTGATATACAGTATTTACGTTTATTGACATTTTTATTTTTTGTTATATAATATAAAGGCCGCTAAAACACGACCTTATATATTATAAATATTACACGTTATGAAAGTTTTTTCTCTATAGATTTATAAATTTCAACTCCTTCATCTGTTTTAAAGAATGCAGCCATAGCTGAATAGGGATTTTCATCAAAAGGAACGTTAATTAATTTTCTATTATTAGAAGCCCAATTAAATGTTCTTTGATCTTGAGATAAAGATATAATGCCTGCTTCAGTAGCGTTTATAGCAAGATTTCTAAGTTGTACATTATCGTCATTAGCAAGATCTATAAACAGTTCTGCATTACGCTGTGCAAATAGTATAAGATCTCTTCTAATCTCCTTAGAACTCATCTCAGATACCTTAGATCCAATCTCAACTCTTAATACAGCTTCTGCTATATCAATATCCATTTCTCGAGCCATGTTTAAAGCCTCGATTGTTAATTGTAAATCATCCAGTTCGTCATGCGCAATTTCAACTGGATCAAATTCTTTATATTTTATATTTTTAGTAGGATGATATAAAGAAAGCATTTTTTGTAAATTTTGATTTTGTTTACTAACACTTAATGTACCATTGTGAAAAATAATATGACCTAATGTAGCTTCTCCTTTTTGATCTTGTACAAATACAGAGTTTTGATTAGTTGCATATCTTAATTCTTTTTGCTCGCCTGATTCTTCATCAAACCAAAGCAAAGGGTATTTAGCACTGTGCCTTGCTGGTATTGTATAAGTTATTGGAGAATGATGTCCAAGCAAAGTATACGTTCTATCTTTAATTTCCCAACTAGGTTTTTTAGGTTGTTGAGTAGTTTTAGTAATTGGTTTTTCAATTGTTTGAGTTGCAACCTCAATATCTTTTACTGCGATGTTAGCTTTTTTAGCCATGATATAATAAAATTAAATAATTAAAAAAAATAAAGCAAGGCGCCAAATAAATGACGCCTTATCTTTATCAAAATACTATGATGCAGTAAACAATACAAAATTGTTAGCACCTTGTACACATAAACATCTTTCAGATAAGAAGTGAACTACCATAGAGTCAATTCCTGTAGTATAAGCACCACCGGCAGAACCTGTAATCCAAGATTTCATTCTTCTGTCTTCTGTTTCAGAAGCTCTGTAACGTACATGTAGGAATGGTCTACGGATATTAGATCCTAAAATTTGATCGTAAACTGTAGATGTACCTGCAGGAATAAGAACTCCATCAATACCTGAAACCTGTACTCCACCTCTTGTAGAAGCATCATTAAGATATTTCCAGTCAGTTTTGTAAAAGTCATAAGAGCCTCTTCTAAATCCTGAAAATCCAAGATTTAAAGCCATTTCTTCAGAGTTTTCAAACAATCCAAAAGCAGTACCCCCTTGTACTCCTGATGAAATAGCACCTAGCATATCATCAAAATCCAAAGAAGTTTTTCTGTTTAAGAAAAGCATATTCTCTTCAATAGCCCCTTGAGTATCAAGATTCTTAAGAATACTGTCAAATTCTCCAAGACCAGCAGTAGCACTAAAGTTGTTTAGTACATTACCTCTGGTGTTGATAGCAGCAAAAAGACCTTCAGTTCCTCCAAAAGTAGGAGCAAGGCCAGCAACTGCAGAACCTGCGGCAGCAAGCTCACCTTCAACCATTGCCATTTCAAGATAGTCTTCAAAACGTAAACGAGTTTCAGATTCAGCTTTAAGATACCATAGGTAACCTGAAGTTCCATCTTCTGTAGCTACTTCAATCCATCCAATTTGAGCCATGTCAGATCCGTTAATTTCGTATCTGTCCTTAATAATAATAGGAGAGTTATTAAATTGAGTGAAAGAAGGAGTAATGCTTGTAATGGTATTATCATTTGTTCCTTTTCTGTATTCAGAACCGTAAACAAATATTTTAAGACCAGCAAGAGCAGCTCCACCCGCACCTAAAGTAGTTGCTACAGTAGCACCTATATAAGGAGCAACAGTAATTGTACCAAGAGCAGAACCAGCGGCATTAGAACCTGCACTAGCTGTAACTAAAGCTTTTACTTCTAGTCCATTAGTTGGATTCATAATAACAATAGTATCTTGCACTGAAATTACGTTGTCTACAAACGTAGGGCCTGCGACAGCCACAAGTGGAAAAGTTAAAATGTTGTCATTAGCAGCTGTTTTAGTAACTGTATTATAAGCAACGTGTAATCTATTTTGTTCTGACCAAATAACTTGATCTGAAGTCATAGGCATTTCTGCTCCAACCATACGAAGGAATCCAGAAAGTGTTCTATTCCCATAACGCTCTACCTCTTGCTCATATATCTCAGGAAGATACTGTTGTGCAAAAGAGGAAAAGTTAGCTCCCGCAGCGTTTGTGAATTGTAAATAATTTGTTGAAAGAGCCTGTTGTGATTGACTCGGTGTAATTGCCCCAAAACTGGGGATGACATTTGCCATAATTAATTAATTTTTAATTGTTAAATTTTCTATTTTTAATTTTAAGTTTTGAAGAGTCTACCCCAGAAAGTGCTTTTACTTTTAATCCATTAACAAAAATATCACCAGTAGGATTTTTCCTAGGTTCTGTTGTAATGTTTTTAGATTTTGCAATTTGATCTTTTATAGCATCAGCACGGCCTTGCTCATAAAAATGTGTTGCCATAGTATCAGTATTACGAGCAGCATAAATTGCCTTATGATAACCAGCTGGATCTTTCATTTGACCATTTTTGTCAAGGAACGTCCCAACAAAGTCTGTAAGATCTTTTTGATTATTAGCAGTTGATTCGGGATCTTTAATACCATATCTAACTTTTTTTTCTCCTAATTTAAAATCAAAACCTTTGAAATCATTAGAAAAATAATCTTTAGTTGTATTAATAAATCCTTCTCGAACAGTTTCATTACGCTGTTGCTCTTCATTATATCGGTTGAAAAAGTCTGTTGCTTTTTGTTGTTCTTGAGTAACACCAGGTCTTAACTTTATTTCCTCGTAATATTTACTCTTAGTTTCTTCTAAAAAGCTTTTAGCTTTTGCAACTTCTTCTTTATACGCAATTTTTTTCTTGCGTATGTCTCTATCCTCATCTATTTCTTGATCCCATGTAAAATCTTCTAATAATATATTTACATCTTCTGAATCTAAATGAGGTTTACTTACTCTATAATACTCTTTTAATAATGCATCATTATCTATATTAGAATAATCCGCATTTAATCTAGCATAGTCATTTACATCACCACCAGTTTCTTTCATAAACTTTATAAGTTTATCTACCCCTTCTGGCAGTTCTTCTATTTTTTCTTCTGGCAATATTTCTTTTTTTTCCTCTACGGAATTGCCAACTTTATTATCCTCTACTGCTTCTTTAATGTCATCTTCTTCATTTTCAATAACTTGTATTGGTGAATTAGATTCTATTGCTTCTTCGGTGACCCGTATTTCTGCAGCCACTTTTTTGCTGTTGCTACTGTCTTCGGATCCTTCGATAACAGCATTGCTATCATCTGTCTCTTGTGCTTGAACGGCATTTTCTTGTTTTTTTAATTCTTCTTTAGGTATAACAACCTTTTGCACTGAGGGAATTACGACCCCTTGCTCATTGCCTGGCTTTGTTAAATCTAATTTAGTTATGTTACCTTCTTGGTTAACTAACTTTTTAGGAGTTTGTTTTTTAATTTTAAACTCTCCTTCTTGTTTTACTTCTGTTGACATGATATAATATAATTAATTAATAAAATTTATCTTGGCTCAAATTGCTCTAATCCAAAGCCACTTAAGTTATCATTACCTGCTGATTCAAAATTTTTAGGTAATAAATCATTTTTTCTTTGATCAATAAGTTCAGATTGCTGCGTACCTTGTATTCTTACACGTTTATCTTTTCTATCTTCTATTTCTTGTTCTTTTCCTGTTGTTGCGGATGCTTGCGCTTGAGCTAATTGTATATTATAATTAAACTCTTCTGCCATTAATTGTTTCTTAATTAATGCTTCTTGTTCCATTCTAGCAATTTCAAAATCTGATTTAGCTTTTTCAATTTGCACTTTTGTCTGGGCTAAAGCTTGTTGCTTTTGAACTTCCGCTAACGCTGCAGCTTCCGAGGCCTGTGCATTAGCTTGTGCCTGCGCTTGTATATTAGATTGAGCTATTTGTTGATCTTTTTCTTGTTTTTGTTTTCTTTTAAGTTTTAATAATTGATTAGCTAATTTTAAATTTGATATTTGTCTAATATCAATAGCATCATCTAAATCTATTCCTCCTGATTGTAAAGCAATTTGTACGTTTTGTTCAAGTTTAGCTTTTTCTTCTTCATCGGGTTCTAATTCTAAAAATATGCCAAAATCATGCATAGCTACTTTTTCCATTTCTTCAAGTGTACTAACATTAAATGTATTAATACTATTAAGTAACGCATCTCTTGTTAATGGAAATTGCAAAGCGTCATTAGCACGAAGACTTACATTTTCAGCTATTTTAATAGTTATATACATTAAAGCTTTTAATATGTGCCTAGTAGCAACATTAGAGTTAGCGGCTGCCATTTTTTGTAAACCTACTAATGCATTTTTATCAGGCATACTTCCATCTACAGCCTCATTTAGCCCTGTAACGTCTCTTATCATTTGCAAATAATATTGATAAGTTTGTATTAAAGCAGAAATTTTTCCCATTCCATTAGAGGACTGTAATTCCTGTATAGGCACTTTACCTCTATTTAAATCACCATCTTGAGTTAAAGATCTTCCAACAATACTACCTGTTTGAAAATACATGTTTAATGCTTCAGCTGGATTATAATTTGTACCATTACCTAAATCAACTTCTGCTAATCCATCCATATCTAAATAGACACCATCAGGAACAACCCTTGACAATACTTGTTGTAGCTTTAAGTGAGTTAATTGGATTATATCAGCAAAACTTGTAATTCTACTTACAATAGAATCTATACGCCCTTTGTACATTCTAGGTGCGCATATAGAGTAATTCATGTTTACTTTTGTAACATCAGAATTTGGACGAGTCATATTTTCCGCCATCCTCCAATCTATAATTTTGCTCATTCCTAAAACTTTAGCCCCTGTATATAATACTTCTATACTTCTTGAAACTTTACTAAAATTATCACTTTCTGGTGGATTAAATGTATCGTCTTTTTCTAGTATTTTTTCTAAACCTTGATCAGTGTTTTTTAATTTAAAAACTTGATTAGTATATGTTTTATATTCAAAAAATAAAACTGACACTAAATTATTGTCGTCTTGACCACCATAATTTCTTACATAATTACTGTAGCTAGATGGACCTCTATATTTTTGTATTTCCTCTAAATCTGTATTTGTTAAACTAGGATATAATTTTTTTACTTCTGCTAAACTTAGATTTTTAACTTCTCCTACATAATATATATCCTCAAAGTTAGGATCTTCTGTATAAGAGTATACTACTGAAGCAGGGTCTACATAGTCAACTGTAATACCTTCTGAAAAATTAAAACTAGTTTTAGACACACCAATGCCTAACACAGTTAAATCGTAGGCTATACGTCTTTGTATATCATCATATTTATTAAATGAAAAAACATTTTTAATTATTTCTTCTTCGGCTATTTCAACACTTTGCTTATAATTTAATTGCAAATAAAGATCTAGCTCGTCTCGCGATGCTGGCAGCTTATCAGGTTGGGCAGAGGCATAAAAATTTTGTCCCGTAGCGGCATTCATTTGCTCAATATATTCTTTATTTATTATATCTCTAATAGCTTTAAAAGCAAAATCTGTTCTTTCTTTAAGCGCAAATGGATCAGTAGCAAATGATTTTATTTCATAACCTTTATCAGTCATGCCGTTAACTACAATGTCTACAAACTTAGGTATTACTGGTACAATTTTCCAATCTAAATTTAAATAAGACAAATCACCATTAATAGACAATTCATCTTTATATTTTTGCACGGGTTGTTCACCCCTAGCATATAATCTTAAACTATGATAATTTTGAAAGTTTTGTAAATATCTATCACCTCCAATATCTTGTCTAAACCATTCGTTTTCTATAGCTTGGGCTACCTGTAACCCGTACTCATAACTATTCTTTTCTGAATCAGGTACTACCTGATCTGGGAATGAACTGTTATAATTTGTATAAACCATTTATTTTTAAATTATTTTTGATGTAAAGCCATCATTATTATATTTTTTTATTCCTAAACTCATAGTTTTAAAAACTTTTTTAGCCACTGGAGCATATTTATTTTTATTACAAGCCATTATTGCTAGCCCAGAGCTAATAGAGGCGTCATATTTTGTTCTATTATTTAAATTAAATTTTGACCAGTCGTTAAGCGTTCGTATAAAATACATATCACCATGCGTATCATCATTAAATCCAACATACGCGTCTATATAACTTTCTATAGCAGCGGCATGGGCTTGTTTCATATCTTCACTAGAATTTGGTACTCCTCCTATTTCTCTTTCTGTAGTAGATAATTTATTGTAAACTTTATCAGGTCTGTTTATTGAATATCCTCTATAGCCTCTTCTCTTTAAATAATATAGCAGCCTTGGTTTATTATTCTCTGCTAGTATAGGCATTCCGTAAAATACTAAAGCCATTAGTACATCTTCAAAAAATGTTTCTGCATTATCAGGTCGTGCTACATATTCTAAAAAAAACATATTAGGAGGAATGTCTTCCATAGAAAATTTTGTTAATCCGTGCAAAGATCCTTTAGATCCTCTCCCATCTACTGTACCTGATATATCATAACTGTCACATCCAAATGCACCACAATGTTCATTACCTGGGTATTTTGCTCCATTCTTCAAAAGAATTTTATTTTGCATTTCATTGTCTGGAACCCAAGAGATAAAAAATCTTCCTTTATTGTTTGGAACAAACATTACTTTAGTATCTCTTACTCCTCCAAGCCATTGAAAATTGCCTTGAGTTATTAAACTAGATCGTGTAATTTCTTCATTATAATCTATTTGTTCATAAATCTTAGTTAGATTAAATAAAGATTGTTTTGTTTCATCTCTAAATGCATGTTGAATAGTTCTTGGAAATTGTCTATAAAATTCATTTAAAGCATCTTGATCAGTTTTTAAACCTTCAACTTCATTTTGCCAATAATTAATAACTCCAATATCTATTTCATTTTTGTCTATTCCTATTACTGGTTTTTTTGGCGTATCGAATACAGGTATTCCATATTTATCAATGAATCCTTCGTAATTCCACTCCATAGGTATGAACAAAGAATATAATCCTGAGCTAGTCTGTCCATTGCGGTTTCTTTTTTTAACATCTGAATTTTCATATAGCTTTTTAAAATTTTCTCCTCCTTTGTCTAATGAATTAGAAGTTGAGCCCATCATACATTTACCAACAATTCGGCTACCTAATCTTAATGTTGTTTTAGTTACTCTCCAGTTGTTTAATATATTATCGGGTCTTTCCCATTTGCCAGATTCATCATGTACTAATAATTTTAATTTTTCACCATCATAACTATTATCTCCTGTATTTTTCCAATCAATGGTGGTATCTAATCCTTCAATATCTTTAAGCTGTTCATTTAATTCTATTTTTCGTCTTGTTAATTTCGACGCCGGGACCCTGTAGGCAAGTTCTGTTTTCGGCCTGTCCATTCCGTCTTGTACCGGCTTGAAGAAGAACGGATAATTCGTGGAGATTGGTACGACTTTATCGGTAAACATTTTCTTTGCATCTGCGCCCGTCTTCGATAAAATTCCAAATCTAGCATCACTTGATATTGTTGCCTGGCTAACAGTCTCTGATGATGCCATGAAGCTAAACCCAGACCGTCTATTCTTGAGGTAACATATACCGTAACATCTGCTGTCTGCCTTACAGGCTTCCCAAAAAATGTAGAATAATCTGTTAGATTCTCTGAATTCTGCAGCCCCAACATCAATCTTGGTCCACTGCAAGTACATGTAATGAGACCCAGTAATATAAGTAGGAACGCCATTATTGTAAAACGCAAACCCTTCATCTCTAGCTTTAAATTCATCTTCTATATAATTATACCACTGTTCTTTAAAATTATCTGGATAATTATTCCAATCAAAAACACTTCTAATTTTTTTTAAAACTTTTGGATATTCAAATCTTTCCCAATATTGTTCAGTTTTTATTTTACTTTTTTTATATGCATTTGTAATTATGGGTAATCCAATCCTGAAGCCTTGTATATCATATATTGCACCTACGGTACCATTTTTACTTATGACTACTAAGTCATATTCTTTATTATAACCGTACTTAAAACTTTTTAATCTATTTAATCTTTTTAAAGTGTTGGGCCTTATATGATCATTTACAACAGAACATAAAATTTGTTTATACATTATTTAGATCTGCTTTCAGCAAAACCGCCAAATTTATTAGCTTGTTTCGTATTATCCTCTAACATTTTTTTCTCTTGCTCAATGCGAGTTAATATTTCAAATGCATCAAATATTGCTAGTTTTTTAGTTGCAGCGGCATTTTTAAGTCTGTCAGCTGATATATCATCGCCTGAATCTACAATTGCTTCTTTAGCTACTTTAATTAATTCGTCAACTGCTAACTGCCCAGCCCGGATTATATTCAATTTCGTTTCCTTTGTATTCATATTTAATAACAATATCATTTGATTTCATACAATATAGACGTTCATTGTCTATTATAAATTCCCACTCCCCATTAGGTGTGTAGCCTACTAGGTCACCAGAGCTAATATCGAGCTCGTTTAAAGAGCTATTGTCGTATTTTAATATACCAATAAGACTTTGCTCTTTATCTTGCTTTAAATGATCGTTATTTAAAATAGGTTTAACAAAGCATCTATCTCCAAAGGATTGCCATTTATTGTTATTTTTGTATAAATAAATTTGATCTATTTGACAAAAATATAAATTATCTTTAAAATACTTACTGCTATTTTTTTCTTTACCTCTTATATCGTAATATCTTCTAAAAACATTATGATGTATTATTATTTCATCGCCTATTTTTATTGAAGTATTATACGCTAATGGTGTAGAAATTACTTTAGCTTTTTTATTTATAAATTTAAAAGATTCTATATTAGAATTTAGTATTAAATTTTTATTATTTATTTTTAAAGTATTATCGTATCTTTTTCCTATTGGTTCAACAATAAAATCATATATACTATTCATACTCTAAATTATATTCAACGGATACAGCCATATTAGTATTAAACTTTTTCCATGGTAAAACTTCGTTGTTTTTTTTAATAAAAATATTATAAGAACCATCAGTATCTTCAAATATGATATAAGCTATTTTATGTCCTCCATAAACTTCTTGGCCAACGGAGTAATGCATGGCATCATTTTTATAATCAGAACCAATACTGATTTTTCTTATAATACTAGACATCTTATTTTTTTGCTTCTTCAGCATTTTTGATTTCAGAATATTTACCAGTTTCTAAATCAATACTAATTGCACCATATTCTTTTTCTAATTCTTTTTTATACTCTTCTACTTCTTGATTTAAGCCTGCGTATTCATGTAATAACACGTGCTTTTGACTTTCTACTAATCCAATATCTCTTAAAAGATTAGATACTTTAACTTGTTGTTCTTTAACTTTAACAAGTTGCTCTTTTGTTACTTTGTTTTCTTTTACTTCTTTCATTTGATTTAATTTGATTTAATTTAATTTATTTTAATATAATGCTATAATAGTTGTTGCTGTTGTAGCAGCATCAGTTGTGTATACTTTTCTAAATAAACCTTCTAATGTTGTTCCTTGTAAAATGCCATTCAAGGTAATAGTTTGGTTAGGAGGAGCAGATGCTAACTCTACTTTAACTGCACTTCCTCCAGCTGCTCCATTAATATATAATCCAAAAGCATCACCACCTGATTGTATGTCAGCTTCATAAATACCATCTGTTGCTGCACCTGTACCTCCGCTAAAAGGTCTTTGCAAATCTGTTGCAGCTATAGTAACTGTTAAAGATCCTGTTATAGCGTTACCATCATTGCTAGCTGTAAAAGCTGTTGTTATAGCCGCTGCATCAAAAACTATTGTTTGAGTAGCAACTCCCATATTAGGCCCAGCACCTGGATTTAAAGGAACAGTAACTACAGCTGCTTGAGCTGAACCAGCTGCTCGAGTCTGCACAACAACACAACTAATTATTGCTCCTGCATTATTTGTAGTCAATATATAAGATACACCTTTATCTTTATTTTGGTAACCGGCTGTAGGTCTTTCTTGGGCAGAGCCTAAAAAAGTACCGCTTGAGGCTAAGGCTATTGCAGTTGTACTAACAGGAAGGTTTCCAGAAAGAGTTGATGCAAATTGACCTGCTGGTATTCCAGCGGCAGTTGCCCCTGGTGATCTAAGTGTTGCTGATGTAAGTAACGAGACCGCGTTAGTATACATGGTACTTTGATTTTGTGGATACATGTTTTATTTTGTTTTATCTTTTATTTTTTCAAAAGTACGCAAACCTCCAAGGCCTAGCATACCTAATAGTACAGTCATTAAATGCTCCATTTGTAACGCTGGTGGAGCGTCAGCTGTTTTTGTAATCCAAATAAATAAATCTCTGATTACAAAGTTATACGCTAATGCTACTCCGCAAATCCAGCCTATAAAAGGTCTCCAGCCGGCAACAAAAAGTGTTCTATGCCCTGCTTCAATTTCATTTATTTTAGTTTGTAATTCAATAATTTCATTAGGATCTAATTCTTTGCCTTTAATAGCTTCACGAATTTCCCATGCTAAATTACCTGCTGTTGATTTTTTATTATCGCCGCTTTTTATTAAACCTAGTAATAATTTCCACATAATTAAGCTTTATCATAAGCTTCTTTTTCCCAAGGAAGTTTTTTAGCACCTTCTTGCATTTTACTTCTAGAATATGTTTTACCTTTCCAGTAAACATTTTTATCGTCATAATCTAAATCTCCTCGTTTAAATTGATCTATGTGTACCATCTCATGGTCAACTACTTTATCAATTTTTTTTGGATTTAAATATTTATTAACTAGTATAGTTCCATTATTATTAGCTTTACCTAAAACATCATTTCCTAAATCTACACTATATATAGGTGTATTATCTTGATTATAAGGTGGTGTGTTTAATTTAAACGCCATAAGGAAATTTTTTATTTAAAGCTTCTTTTCTTTTTTGGCAACCACAAGGTTTTTTTAAGCTTTTAAAAATTGATCCTACAACATTTTTAACGCCTGTTACAGCTGTTATTTTTTCAATTGTATCACCTAGTCCTGTTGCTTTCATATAAATAAAATTATATACCTCCTGCCGAAACAAGAGGCATATGAATTAATAATTAGGCAGTATAAGTAACTGAGGTTACAAATATCTGCAAATTAGCAGCTAAAGGAGCTTGTCCTGGAGCTGGTACACCACCTGTTTGATCTTTTCCAAAACCAACAGAAGCTTTTACTCCACCTGGATTAGCGGTTAAAGCTCTGTTAACTGTTTGAATTGTTGGAGTCCCAGCAGTAATTACTGGGGTAGCCGCTCCTGCATTAGATGTTGAAAGTGCAAATGCAATTTGTGAAGTTGCAGTGTTTTTTAATTCTACAGTTAATGTTGGGGCAGCGTAAGTTACCGCACTGATCTGATCTACGTTTACTAAGTACTCTCCTTCTGTAGTAGGAGCCGCTGTGTTAGTGACGTTAAATGATAAAAATTTAGCCATTGTGTTTGTGTTTGTAATTGTTGTTGTTTTTGTTTGCTAGGGTTTATACAGTCCTATCTGTTTTCTTTAATTTTTTTACGTTGTGCTTGTCTACTAGCTTTTCTTTCAATACGTCCTTCTATTCTTGAAGCTCTATTCTCTAATCTTTTGGCCTTAGCCCTTGAACTTCTAGCACTAATCTGTTTTGCTCCTGTATCTGCGGATTTAGGCTTACTAGTATCAATGCTTTTTGCAGTTTGATTTGTTTTAGCTTTTGCAGAGGATGCTTTATCTAAAGTTTTCATTAAACGCCTCTCCCTCCTGGTCATAGACCCTTCTTTATTAGAAAGTTTGCGGTTTCTAATATTTTTTTGTGATCTTAATTTACCAGGTTTGCTAGCAGTTTCTTTTTTAGTTATTGTTTTTGCTGTTGCTTTTGTGTTTACAATCTTAGTATCAGTATTAGTCTTTTTGGGTGTTATTTTTGTGTCTAATGTTTTTATTTTTTTTCTCTTTTTAGGGGTAGTAGGTCCTATTAAAGTAGTAATTCCTCCAGTTGCTTCATCTTTATATCCGCTACCTTTTATACCATAACCGCTACTTCCTAATGCTGGCACTTCATAATCTCCCTTAGATGATATTTCATGAGTCATTTTTCTTTCTAAATCATGTAACTCTCTAATGCCTTTTTTTTGTATTGTGTTTCTTTGTTCCCTGGTCATATTACGAGGATCTTTTGGGTTTGCGGCTTTAGGCGTGCTGCTCCCAAACATAGCGTTATAGCCAGCTTTTAGTGCATTCCCAATTCCAGGCAAATGCACAGGAGATCCCTTCATAGAAATAGGTCCTTGTTTCATTTTAAATCCCATCTTAATAATCTTTTCTTGATTTACTCATGTCACCTTTTTTCCCACCATACATTTTAGTAGGAGCACTATAGTCTCTATCTGACATACTTTCATCCCCTTTGTTACCACCATATTTTTGACGGCTTGCAACAGAAGGCTTACCAACCTGCTGCCCATATCCTTTATTCATATTAGCCATAGGAGACATATCTTTTTTCATCATCATAGCAGCATTTGTGCCTTCTGTCCCTTGTCCTGCAATATCATCCATAGGATTATAAGCAAGGTCCGCTTTAGCTTGCCCCATCATACCCGCTGGGCTGGAGTATCTTGGGTGGTTACCGCTATAACTTCCTGAATGTCCTTTTCTATCCGCTATATCATTTTCTAAATAATGCATTCTAGCTGAAGATGATAATTTTTTATTATATGCTTCTTTAGCATCATAACGTTCATCTGATTTCATGTGTCCCATAATTTCTGTGTTTTTGTTTTTGTTTTTGTTATTGTTATTGTTATTGTTTAGTTATTAGCAATTCCATTTTTTTAAGGCCAAAGCTTTTCTAGTGGGTTCACCATTAGGCTTTTTCATTGGGCCTTTTACTCCACTCATTCTTGCACAAAACGATTTACGTCTGTTAGCCGCTTTACTACCTTTTTTTAATTCAGAAGGAGGCGTAGTTACAGCAGTTTGAAGATTACTTCCAGGGTTTTCTTTTCTATAAGATTTAACTCCTTTTTCATTTAATCCCCCTTTAGGATCTTTACCTTCTTTTCTAGTCCAAGCTGCTGTTTTTAAAAAAGGCGAATTGTTCTGTATATATGTCATTACTTTTTTATTTTAATCCACTTACTCAGTGTATAACCGATTGTAACAATTAACAAAATTACTTTTAACCAAACCTCTAAATCCATCATTGTCACAACACCTACAGACCCATTTAGGGCTATAAGTTTAATGTCATTAATTTCCATGCTTTATACAGAACTTTTTGCTAACTGCGTTATTGGCCCTGATTTATAAGCACAGCTTGCTTTTTTAAGTTGCATGCCCGTAATTCCCGAACTAGATCCCCTACCCATAGGGAAACCCATTGTATTTAATGGTCCGTCCCAAAGAGCATTAGCGCCTACAACGCCATCTGCTGCTTTTACTACTGCTGGTGATTGCTTTTTCATATTGTTTTTGTTTATCTGTTTTTGTCTTTGTTTACGTTATCTATTGATGTTTTTAATACAATATCAGTATATGTTTTACCAAGCATTATAATATTTCTTCTTTCGCTTGTTGGTATATCTTCTTCTCCAAGCATTATTTTATATATTTTATTTATTAGTTGCTTTCCTTTAAAAGATAATTTATATAAATGATATTTTTGAGTAGTATAATTTCTTTTACGCCAAACTTTAATCCAGTCTTTTTGTAATAATCTATTCCATCTTCTATTATCCCAGCTATAAGAATAGGCTCCCATTTTAAAATCTATTTTGCTAAATATATCTATACAGTCTAAGTATATAAGAAGTTCTATATCCGCACCGGTTAAATTATTGTTCTTAGCTGCCCATTGCCTTATTATTCGGTAATGCTTAACTAAGTTCATTTCTTTTAAATCCTTAGCTTCTAATCTTCTCATATTACTATAACAATGTCTTGAAGTTTTATAACTTGATAAATAATTTTATCTATTTCTATGTTATGACCGGCCGCATTATCATAATAAATATTATCTAATTCTTTAACGCCTACAACTTCGGATCCTATTGAAATTACTTTTGCTTTATTATATCTTAAATCTTCTCGTTGATTTTCAGATACAAGCAGACCACCTTTTGTTTCAGAAGTTCCTTGCTTATCTTTACTTATAATTAAATTTCTACCTATTGCCTTCATTAATTCTTAAATTATTAATTATACAATCAGTAGATAAAATAGTTGTTGCAACAGAAGCTGCATTTTTAAGTGCTGCTTTTGTTACTAATAAAGGATCGATTATACCAGCTTTAACCATTATAACCGATTTACCCGTTATCACATCTAATCCCCATCCTTCTTTTTCGGAGTGTGCTTCACTAATATTAGCGTTGTCTAGGATAGTGTGATAGGGAGCTTTGATTGCATCCAAAAGAATGCTTTCAGCTTTATCTTTAGGTTTAATAAACATAGCGGCATTTAAAAGCGCCACTCCTCCACCGGCTACAATGCCTTCTTTAATGGCAGCTTTAGTAGCACAAATAGCGTCCTCTACTCTATCAGTTTTTTCTTTTAGCTCTATACTTGAATCTGCCCCTACTTTTACAGTAGAAATTTTAGCAGATAATCTGGCTAATCTTTTTTCTAATCTTATAACTTCAGGAGCAGTATTTTTTTTATTTAAGTCTTTTTTTATAGTATTTATAATAGCTGCTACTTCGTCGGTTATTTTTTCAACTTTAATTATTGTTTCAGTATCACTAGTTACAGCTTTAATACATTTTCCTAAATGTTCAGGCAATATCATATCCATATCATCACCTAAATCTTCATTAATAATAGTAGCACCAGTTAATAATGCTAAGTCTGTTAGCATATCTTTTTTAGTTATACCGTAGGTAGGAGCATTAATAACATTTACTTTTATATTACCTTTTATTTTGTTCATAGCTAAAGCAGAAATAACTTTTGGTTCTAAATCAGCAATAATAAGTAATGATTCATTATGTTTAATAACATGCTCTAGTATACTTTGTATTTTTCTTATATTTTCAACAGGTGATTCAATAAGTAAAACTACTGGATTATCTAATTCCGCAACTCTTGTTTCTGCTTTAGTAACAAAATGGGAATTTGTTAGTCCTTTATCATATTGCATACCTTCTATTAATTCAGAGGTAGTTTCTGATAATTCTGTAGCTTCCATCATTACAACACCAGTTTCATCTACTGATCTAAATGCTTGAGCTATAACCGTGCCTAATGCTTTATCATTATTTGTAGAAATATTTGCAACTTGATCTATCATTTGACCAGTTACTGTTATTGAATTTTTTTCTAAATAATCTATAACTTTGTTAACAGCAGTATCGATACCTTCTTTTAGCTTTCTTGACCCAAGCTCCTCTAGTTTAGGATAAGCGTGTGTTAATATAGAGTGTGCTAGCACTGTAGCCGTTGTCGTTCCGTCGCCAGCTTCTTTAACAGTTTTCCTAGCAGCTTCTTTTAAAAGCGTTGCACCCATATTTTCTATTGGATCTAATAGCACTATTGAATCTGCAACAGTTACTCCATCTTTTGTTATGATAGGTTTTCCTCCTCCATCTTCTAATATTACACGTTTACCGCTAGCTCCTAGCGTGGAACTAACGGCTTTTGTAAGTTTGTTAATACCTTCAAATAGTTGATCCTTAGCTTCGTTACCAAAGCTGAGATTTTTGACAATTGCGTCTGACATGATTTAATTAGATTTAATTTAAGTATTTTATTTAAAAAGTTTTTACAACAACAGGACCTTCGGAAAGTTTTATTTTTTTAGCATAATGTTCAATTGAGGATTCAATTGCTTTTTCAGCACCTTCAATTGTTTCACGTCTTGTAATTCCGTTCCAGTTTTCATTAAAATCAATCCATTCGGCTTGGTAATAACCATTAGGAAGTTGTGTTATTCTCCAGTTTTTTTTCTTTGAATAACGCTTCCAAATTTTCTTGGTTTCTTCGGATACTTGTGGTTGACTAGACCACGATTGAGTCTGGTAAAATAGTGTCATTGGTATTGGTTTAAAATTAGTTAGGTTTATAGTTTATTATTACTTGTAATTACTCACCTTTACAGGAGCACTCTTCTTTACCGCATGTACATTTTTTTTGTGACGATAATTGTTTATATGCTTCAGCTCTATTATCATAATCTAATGCTGCTTTTAATATAATCTTATCCATTACATCATCTTGGTTTTTTAGCATTTCTTTTTGAAGGTTAATAACCATAGATTCTAAATCATCTTTTGCTTTAGTTAAATAATCTATTTGTAATTGTTTTTTTTCTACATCACCTTTTAATGAATTTACGTCATCGGGTTTGGCACCTGTGATTGTACTAATAACAACACCTATAGATGCGCTTATAGTTCCAATAAGCATCATTACAACCTCTTTGTTTGTTTCTAATACTGGAAACATTACAAGCCATACTACTATTCCTATAATTAATAGAAATACAAATAAACTTCCAATATAATGTCTTATGTCTCGCGCAATGCCATTTCTGGGTAATTTCATATTTTTATTTTGATTTTAAGCAAATGCCATATATAAATAAGTCTCGCCTCCTGTATTTCTTGATGCATTAGTATCTTTTAGTTGAAAACTAGTACTTAAAAAATCAACACCCTCTAAGCCATAAAGATTTAATAAATCTATTTCAGCAGCAGAGTCTTGCGCTTGCAGTAAATTATACCTTGAGTTAGTTGGGTTTCTTGCTGAATCAAATATACACCAAGCACCAGAAGAAGTAGCGTTTTTAATAATTACCCAAGATGGTGTAAATCCCGTTTGAACAATTGTCCCTGTTGCGTTACCGTTTCCAAGATAAGTTCCTATTTTACTATATCCAGCAACTGATTGCCAACAGTAAGCTACATAATTACTTGCACTACTATTGACACCCTCCACACCCCCAGTAGTTCCGTTTATAAATCCAAAGGTGGTTGCATCTACATTTCTTATTCCTCCATCAGTAGCTGCTGAAACTTCTCCTAAAGTTAAATTTAAATACATCCAATAATTTGCAGATAAATCTTTTTGCCATACTCTCCAATTGTTAGTACCATCTGTTAAATCTTTTAAAATAATTATTTCTGCATCAGCGAGTCCATGACCAACAGTACCAGATGCACTATTGCTTCCTGTGTACTTCACAATACTAAATCCAGAGTCTCTATTGACACTAACTTGACTGTCAATATTACCCACTTCGTTTAAGACTGCACCGCCTCCTGCTTTCCAGTTCCATGATACGTAATCTTTATTATTTACATTAGTATAATTTGCGTTACTACTTCCCGCAGATACTGTAAAACCATTAGAATCTAAACTTGAAATATATCCGTAAGTTGCAGTGTATTGCCCTTCATAATAAGCAGCATTACTATTTAATCCCTTATTACTGCCCGCTCCGTTAACGCTATCTACTAATATATTATCATTAGCTTGTTCTCTTGCTTTAACCCAAGTTAACCCTGGCTGAAAATTTAAAGTGCTTATAGATTTAGTAGTACCATTACCTGTATATAATTTTGTATCAAAGTAATTAGTTCCAGGCCCTACAAAGCCACTAGCATATTCATCAACTATTTCATACCAACCCGTACCGTCAAAATATTCTGTTTTATTAGTATCGGTGTTAAACCTTAATGCACCGTCTATAGCTGCTGAACCAGTAGGCCGCTCGCTAATTGTTCCTTTGGCTAAAATTGTTGCTCCTGTTGTTGAATCAAGGTTTAATAATTCTGGTGTATTAATTATTGTATTTGCCATTTAATTTATTTTATGAGCATGCAATTTTGTTATTATATAGCTGTTCAGCTTTTTTAAACGCTAATAGCATCAAAATGTTTCCAAGCTGTACCATTATAATGTTCTATTACGCTTGCCGAACCATCTTCTGATTTTGAAGTATTTGTCCTTAAAGCTCCTTGTGGAGGAGCGGGACTAACACCAATTGTTGCGCCTACGGGTAATCTAAGTCCACTATAATCACTAGTCTGGTTTAAATCTACCGCGTCGTTTATTACTTTTGTTATTGCCATTAGCTTATTGAAAAATTCCCTCCTGTTGTGTTAAATTTATATATATAAAATCCCGAAACTGCTCCATCGGGATTTAAAGTTGTTCCGGTAGTTGTTAAAGGGTTAGAAGATTTAATTATTACAGTTCCACTGCCCCCTGTTCCTACATAAGATGTTAAATATCCATAAGCACCTCCACCACCACCTCCAAGCTCATTTGTTCCGTTTTGAGCTACAGGAGCATCACTAGCACTTATATAATAACTGCCATTACCACCGCCACCGGCTCCGCCTGGTGCAAAATATTGAATATATCTACTCTGACCTCCGCCACCTCCAGCATAGTATTTATTAGTTCCTGTAATATTAGATTGTAAACCAATTCCACCAGTTCCACCACGATATGTGCCTAATGTTGCACCATTCTGCCCCGCTGCACCTGCACCTCCACCACCGCCAGATCCATAA